CCAGTGGGCTATACAATTACAGCTAACAAATGGCATATGGTTAATTTTAATAATCATATGTATTTCTTTCAAAGAGGGTATGAACCTTTAGTGTACTCAGGGGCCACAGACGCTGTTACAGCGATGTCTGACGTTGCCTTTGCCGCTGGTACACCTCCACAGGCTGGCGCGGCTCTAGCAGCGTTTGGCAGGCTCTGGTGCGCTGACTTTACTGCGGATAAAGTAACTGTGTATTGGTCAGATCTTCTTAATGGATCAGATTGGATAGGTGGTAGTAGTGGCAGTATTGATTTAACTAATGTATGGCCTTCTGGTCATGACTCTATTGTTGGAATGGATGCACATAATAACTTTCTTGTTATCTTCGGTAAACATTCTATTATTATCTACTCTGGCGCTGACACGCCATCAACGATGGAGTTGGTTGACAGCATCAACGGCATAGGCTGTGTATCTAAAGACAGTATAGTACACACAGGTAATGACATCCTCTTCTTAGACTACACAGGTGTTAGAGGGTTGGGAAGAACCATACAAGAGAAGTCAGCTCCTTTAGGTGATGTTAGTAAGAATGTTAGAGATGATTTAAAAGATTTAATCATAACCAGCACAGAAACCATCAAATGTCATTACAACCCTGAAGAGGCTTTCTATTTAGTTTCTTTTATAGATTCCTCTTTAATCTATTGTTTTGATACTCGCAGACCGCTGGAGGATGGTAGTTATAGAGCTACAACGTGGAACCAAGCTGCGCTGTGCTATGAGAGGGCTGTCAACGGTAAGCTGTACTTTGGAACAAGCGAAGGCATCGGTGTCTATGAAGGTTATGCTGACAACGGTGCTTCTTATATAATGAGTTATTTTAGCCACCCCCAGGTGTTTGAGAGTCCTGCTAATTTGAAGTTCTTAAAGAAAGTTTCTTTAGTAACTATTGGAGGCCCGCAAGCTGAAGGTGTGTTAAACTGGGGTTATGATTATGGTTTGGTTTATAGTAAACAATCTTTTAACTTTCAAGGCAGCACTAACCCAGCAATATACAACATTTCAGAGTACAACGAAGGTGCTGAATACAGCTACCCTATTATCGTTAATAAACCCACATTTAACACCAGTGGTAGTGGCATTGCTGTAACTGTTGGTTTAGAAGCAACAATTAATAACTTTGCTTTTTCATTACAAGAAATTAACATTTATGCGTTACTTGGGAGGATTATATAATGTCTAACTATACTAAACTAACTAACTTTGCTGCTAAAGATGCTTTAGCTACAGGTAACCCAGCTAAGATTGTAACAGGCACTGAGATTAACACAGAGTTTAATAACATACAAACAGCTAATAACAGCAAAGCTGATAAAGCATCTCCAACATTTACAGGTGTTGTTACTATGACTACGTTAAATGTTTCAGGTGTGCTTACTGCCGGTACAATAGATGGAGGGACTTACTAATGGCTGGATTCTTTGATAGTTTATTTGATGCTGGTCTTAATTACGCAGCGCAGCAGAAGGGTATTAAAGACCTGCAAAGCTACGGTAAAGAGATTAGAACAGGGTTTGAAGGGCTTGCCGGTAAGGCTGTGGAAGGTACTACGTTTAAACCGTTCACAGTTAGTACAGGGCTGAGTACAACCACTACAGATCCTTCTGGTGGTTATAACATAGCGTTGTCGCCAGATCAGCAGCGGTATCAGGCAGGGTTGTTTGGCGGTGCTGAGCAAATGATTGGCAGTGCTACAGGTTCTTTGCAGTCTAGAGAGCAGGATGTGTTTAACAGACTACAAGCTATGATGTCTCCTGCACAAGAAAGAGAGAGGTTGGAGCTGGAACAGCGCATGATGGGACAAGGTAGAGGTGGTGTCAGAACAGCCGCTTATGGCGGTACACCAGAGCAACTGGCATTGGCTAAGGCACAAGAAGAACAACGTGCTATGTCCTCTGTGCAGGCTATGGAGCAGGCTAGGGCGCAACAGGCTCAAGAGGCTAACATAGGTCAGGGGCTGTTCCAGATGGGTTACCTACCAACACAGCAGGCTATGGCCTCATTAGCGCCAGCCACTAACATATCTGACCTTATTGCCTCACTACAGAAGACAGGTACACAGGCCAGCACTGGCTTGTTGCAGTCTGGCTTGGAAGGAGATGTTAACTTACAAGCTGCCGCCTCTCAACAGCAGCAACAAATGTTTAGTGATCTTATTAAATCATTGAGTAGTCAGCAAAATGCAGAGACAGGGGCTACATCTCAGGGCAATATCATAACTGAAATTTTAAAAAAGATGAACATACTTTAATAGGAACATAATATGTTGATAGATATTCAATCAATGTTTAAAGACATTATAGAAACGCCACAGCAGCGCAGGTCTGCTATGCAAGCGGAAGGGGAACAACGAGCGCAGACGGCTGTTGGTACGCTGTCAGGGGCTGGTCGATGGGCAGCACCTCTTGTAGCTGAGTTGGAAAGACAGCGCCCAGAGCGCAGTGAAGCCTTACAAAGAGGCTTGGGAGGGATGTTTAATGCTATCCCCGGTGTTGAGAGAGAGACTAGGACACCTAGCCAGCAGTTACAGGGTGCGTTGGCTGGCATGGACATCACAACGCAAGAGGGTGTTACACAGGCTTCAGCGACTCTTAGAAACCTAGGCTATGCTGATAAAGCATTAGAGCTGGAACAGCAGTTTGCTGAGCAAGCTAGAGCAGAGGAAGATCGTACTCTTGGTCGAACGCTTAAAGAAGGAGAGCTTTCTTTACAAAAACAAAGAATGGCGCTGGCAGAACAAGAACAACGCAGCCGTGAAGAACAGCTTAGACTGCAAGCGTTACGAGACGAACGTGCGTATCAAGTACAAGGTTTTGACGTAGCTAATCAAACAGAACAACTTAGAATCTCTCGTTTAAACTCTGATTTACGCGCAGAAGAAATAGCAATACAGAGAGAACGGAATCAATCACTAGGACGAGCTGAAACAGACCAAACTAGACGTTACATTATGGAGGCAACTACAGAAGCTATAGAACAACGAACTAATGCTACTTCTATGTTAATGGTGGCGCAACAATACGAGAACTTGCAGCCACGGTCGGGCATCTTTGGAAGCTCTGCTGCTGCATTTAGGGAGTTCTTAGGCACACAGGGAGGAGAAGACGCTGTTAAGCAACAGTATATTAAGCTGCGTAATTCTGACGTTATTAACGGACTGCCTCCAGGCACTGCGTCAGACAACGATATACTTATCTTTATGGGGGGATGGCCTCCAGAAAATGCCAGTGCTTCTTACATAGCTTCGTTTATGCGCGGACAAGCTAAAGTATCCGCTATATCCTCTGAAATGAACGCAGCTAAAGCTCAGTACATTTCAGATAATAACGGCAACGTAGCGGGTTTTTACGATCTTTGGTCAGCGCAAAGTTCTGATGAGGATTTCTTAGAGTCTGTTCAGAGCAAATACAGTATTTCTTTTTCAGGTGAAGATGACACTGCGGTAAGGCAGTCATTGCTTGAAAACATGGGTATCAGTGAAAGTAATCGAAGAACTAACACAAATCGCTAACAGAGGTTACTATGTCTCAGTCATTGAGAGAAGCTGCACAGGGAATTCCCGATAAGTATCTTAGACAATTATCAACAAAAGACTTACAAGCTATTGAACAAGACGATGTATCAGCAATATCTACTAGAGGATTGCAGATCATTGCTACAGGTAAGCAGGACTTAGGCGTTGGAGAGTTTTTAGATGTTGGTACATCAATCGGAGGAGCCTTAACAGGAGCTGCTTTAGGAGCTGCTGCTACAGGGCCGTTTGCTCCTTTAGGCGCAGTTGCGGGAGGCATCATTGGAGGCGCTGTAGGTGCTTTTGGTGGAGAGGCCGCTGAAGACGTAATAGCTGGTAGAGACCTTAACCTAGGTTTTGGCAGCGGAGGGGCTGGCAAAGCTGCTGCTGAATCTGCTTTGTGGGATACAGTTTTTTTAGGCGCTGGTAAAATAATTAAACCAGTAGCAACTCGTATGGGTCTTGATCCATCTAGATTATTTAACAGGATTACAGGCAGAGACGTTGGAACTGCTACAAAACCTGCTGAGCGAGTGTTTCAAGAGTTTCCTGAGAACTCTCAAGAATCCATGCAACAAATACAAAGCATACTCAGAGCAGAAGGTGGTAGCTTAACAGCGTTTCAGACAGGCAGAAGTCCTTTTGTTAGGGAGTTTTCTGAACAGATTGCTAACATTGGTTTTCTGTCTAGCGATATGGTGGAAAGACGGATAACACAGAATACAGAGATATTTCAGCGCGGCTTCCAAGATATGATACAAGGCATAGACCCTACACTAGCTAAAAGTAGTTCAGACCTTGGCAGGGCTATTGTAGAAACTATCGACACAGGAGAATCCCTTGTAAAGAACTACTATAGCAAAGAGCTTGATTCAATTATTCAAACCTCTGGTGATATGAAAGTTGATACAGGACTTATTCAAAGGGCTATTAGTGGTTTTATTGGTAATGCAAAGACTGACTTAGAGGTTGCCCTCACTGATAGCACTATGGGCGTGTTGCGCGATAGAGCTGGTAAGCTGGTTTTAGAGAGCAGTATTATTAACCCGGCTACTAACAACCCGTTTAAGCTGTCTAAACGAGCAAACCTAAAAAGCTTGATTGAGTATCAGAAGATGCTTACAAAAGCTATTGAAAAAAAGCGTCCTTCATTAACAAACATTGACGCTGATGAAGCTGCTTTCAGAGAGTTAGGACAAGCAGAAAGACAGGTTAAAAACGCTATCACTGAGACTATTGCTAAAATTAACCCTAAACTAGCTGATTCGTATCGTTCTCTTAACAAGTTCTACGCCACATCAATGGATTCTCTTTATCCTGAAGCAATAGGCAACGATCTAGTACGTGCTGGCAATAAAGAGATGTACACAACACTGGGTAATCTTATTGCAGGTAACGGAGACGTAGACAAAATAGCTAAGTTAATGTCAAGCATTGATAGTTCTTTTAAGATTGCCAAGGAAACTAAGCAAGAGTTTACAGGTAACGTTAATACTCCCGAAAGAGCTAAAGCATTAATGCGTCAGTCGTTTATTGCCAACAGGATTGCTGACCCAGCTACTAACGCTTTGGACGTTAGACGTATTGAAAAGCTCTCTGACGATCTAAAAAACATTAACGTACAGAAGCGGTACAGAACCGTCTTAAAAGAAGACTACGCTAAGTTCAAGACCTTTGTAGACGGTGTTAAAGCCTCTACAGCCCGCCCTGAAGCGGGTGTGTTGTCGTTGTCGATACGTGGTAGGGAAGTTGGCGCAGCGTTACAGGTGGCCTCTATAGGTGCTGCTGCTGGCGCTGGCGCTATCACGGCAGGTACGTTAGGCGCGATAGCTGCTCCGTTAGCTGTGTTTGCTCTTCCTGTAGTGGCTGCTAAAATTGCTCTTAATAAAGCGGCAGCAAGTCGCTTGTTAATGTTGGACTCTATAATCAAAAAAGACCCTAAAGTGTCTCCTGCGCTAATAGCGGCTCAAGTAGCTAAAATTCTTGACGAACTTAGTGATGACGATATAGAAGATATAAGAGAAGGTATATTCTAATGACAGACAACATAGTCGCCATAGACTCTAAAGAGGATAAACAAATTAAAGAAATATCAACCTACTTAGCCAAACTGCACAGAGCTATGTATGACGCTCACATCAAAGCAGGGTTTGAACATGAAGATGCTCTGTATTTGTGTTGCTCTGGAGATCAATAATGCCTAAGAAGAAGGATAGCAAGTTGGAGAGTGCTGGCGTGTCCGGGTACAACACTCCCAAAAGAACGCCTAATCACCCTACGAAGTCTCATGTTGTTGTAGCTAAAGTAGGTGATGAGACTAAGACGATCAGATTTGGACAGCAGGGTGTTAGCGGATCTCCTAAGACTGAAGGAGAGAGTAAAGCTGACGCAGCGCGTAGGAAGTCGTTTAAGGCTAGACACGCTGCTAACATATCTAAAGGTAAGATGTCGGCAGCGTTCTGGGCAGACAAAGTTAAGTGGTAAGCTAAACCAAACGGTGATTAAAATGGCAGCAGGAGTTAAGCATTACTTTAAAGACGGTAAAGAATACATAGGTATCCTCCACACCTGTAATTTCTCACAGCCCTTCTAAAGCTAAGAAGGCTAAGTAGCTACCACAACTTAAACTGCTCTGTGCAGACTCTGACACACGGAAGTGTCTCTTCTAGTTCGCAGAAAAGTGTATCATATTGTATATAAAAGCGCAGAAAAGTGCGTTATGTTTAACATTTAATTTGTAGTTCACATTAGAAGCAGGCGGTATAGTCTCGCTATACCTATACCGCCTATTTTAAACTACTTAGACTTCACACACCCCAGCAACACACGCCAGCGTCTGCGCTCCCTCAGTGTTATCCCTATCCTCTTTCATGTCCCAGTTAAACTGCGTAGGGAAGCCTTCTGAAGCCTCCTCAAACTGCTCAGCAGTAATGGGGGTGTATGGTGCTTGTTTGTACACATGATCGTCATAGGGGAGGAAGGACAACCCGCTAATCTTATCAAACTTGTTATACACCCACTGCCCCACCTCTAAGAACTCTGTATCCCTGTAGTAGCAAGTCATAGAGGGTTTATGTTCACACCAATGGTCTTGGTATATCTCCCACAATTCTAGCTGCTCCATTGCAGACATCTCAGAAGCCGTCACAGCGGTCGCTGGAGCCTTCTTAGGGAAGGAGAACACCAACGCATTCTTAGACATCCCATCGATCTCCCAAGGCACTCCAGCGTCCTTCAGGATGGTGCATAGAGGGTCTAGTGCGTCTGCTCTAACTCTTCGTATATAATACTTGGAGTAACGTGGGTGTATACCACTGGCGCTGTCAACCAACTGACTGACAGTTCCTGATGGTTTAACACAAGTAATAGCTGTTGATTGTTGTATACCCAACAATTGAGCATATTCTTTATTAGTGTTAACAGCTATTTGCTTTAGTTCTTCAAGAACAACTTTCAACTCATCTCGATCACCTCTACCACTGAGCATTATATTATCCATAATCCCGGTAAAAGAGACTCCTAGTAATCTTTCCTCTTCAGTGTTCTTTCTCCAGATGCTACGGACATAACGAAAGTTTGTTAATGTTGCCTGTAGTGTACCCAGTATTGTTGCTTGTCTAACTTTCCTTTGTAATGTTTTAAACGTATCTTCAGGACGTACTACAATCTCTGTTAAATTACAAAGCTGTGCTGGGCGTAGGATGATCTCGCTGCAAGGATTTGTTCCAAACTCTTTAGCGGCATCTCTGCGGCCATTCTTAGCTGCCTGCTTCTGACTAGCCACGCGAGAGAAGATACCACGCTCACCCGCTTTAGACTTATACATCTCCTGCCATTCATGTAAGAAAGCCTCAAAGTCTGGCTTTTCTGTGTAGCTGGCAGAGTTGTTAGCTAAGGCTCTGTGTGGTGCTGTCATCCACCACTCACCTTGCTTAGCGCGTCTCAGGCGGTCATCAGAGAGGTTGGACAAGCTAATCAAAGCTGATCGTCTAACACCACCAACAACAACAATATCAGCAATCTTACAGCACAGATCGTGGCACTCTAATGAATTGAGCCTACGTCCCGCAGCTCCTCTGAATACTTTACAGCAGAAGTTGAAAAGATCTTCAAGAGGAGCAGGGCCGCTTGCTCTACCTCCGAACGTCTTAAGAGGGCTTCCTGCTGGTCTAATCTGGGACATGTCCCATTGTGGTATTTTACCTGCAAACAAGAGTGATATAAGTTCTCTGAACGCTGAGGCCCATCCAACCTTGCTATCTGCAACTCTAATGACAGTATCTGTTTCATGGAACTCCTCCGACACTTCAGGTAACAAGGCTACATGCTGACGCTCTACAGAGTAGCCCACGCCTGTGCCGCACATAAGAATATACATCATCTCATCGAAAGCACGAGGATGGTCTATAGATAAATATGAACAGTTAAAGCCTGCTATATTATCTTTATCTAAAGCTTTGCCAGCCGTCATCAACGCCCTCATGCTAGGCATAACTTCTAAATTTAAGATAGCTTCTCTGATCTCTGAGAAGTCTTTATCTGACACCTGTGGCGCTCTGTCTTTAAAGAATGTTATGTATCTATCTACTGTCTCTTCCCATGTCTCTCGTCTACCCAGCTCTGGCATATAACGAGCATAACGAGATCTGTGTATGTATGTTGAATAACTGTCCATCAATGTACTTCCCCTGCTGCTTCTATTAGTTTTGATAAATACCATTGTGCTTTCTTCAGGTCTTCTAATGTCTTACCTTTGTAGTTGCAGCGCCACAGATACTTCATTGTGTTGCCTCGTAGATACCCTTTGAACTCCTCTGCGCTCATACAAGCCTGTATGCCGTCAATGCACTCAACACCTCCCATGTTATAGTGTAAAGGCTTTGTGACGTTATCAACAGGGGTAGGGCTGGCGGTAACCTCAACAACGTATGCGTCTTCTTCATAAACTATGTTACGTCCGTAGTCTGTAGCTACTTCATACACATTACGCAGCAGGTCATGCTCTAATATTGTATATACGTTTCCTGTCTTATCGTTGTACCAAAGCAAACTGTCTTTACAGCTCACAATCATTATTGCCTTCATGTCATCTCTCCCAGTTCTTCAGATAAATAATCAAGTTTCTGTTCAATCTTATCTTCAAATCTTTCTACAATGTCTTCACTGCTAATTTCAAGTACTTCCATTAATGTTATTTCATCCAGCATTGTTAACTTATTTTTAATGTCTGCGAAAGTCAACGACATGTTATTCTCCGTACTTCTTTCTGAGGTAGGTCATTGAAACAGGAAGTTCATCAAAGCTACCATCACAGACTTCATTCAACATCCACACACCTGACCAGCTACCATTGGTCTGTGGTGTTAAATAATCTTCATCATGCTCATAGTAAATCCCGGCGAATAAAGAAGTAACTCTAACACCGTCACCTCTACGTCCATAAGCTATATCCCTATCTTGAACGTGTCCCTGTACACACGACATCATTTTCTTCGTCATTAACAGCCTGGCTGTTCCAACTGCTCTGCCCATAACACCGCTGGTGAAGTAGTGGCAGTAAGCAACCCCGTCAATCACCACAGGCTGTAAGAAAGGTACTACTTCAAACCCATGCTTATTCAAGTTGAAATCATTATAACTGATCAACCCTTCCAGCTTAGGGTCTGACTCGATAGCCCTCTCAATCCTGTATTCATGATTGCCTGTTGTAAAGACTAAACGAGGCTTCCACAGTTTCTTCTTGTCTACCCTTGCTTTCTCTGTATGAGCGTGTAGGTAGGACATAAAGATATCCATTGCCTCGTTACCCACTTCAATGTCGTTAACATATCTCCTGCCTTCAAAACTCTTCTTACCAACATCGTATGAAGACAGTGCTGGCATGTCCCAGTGATCACCAATAAAGATTATAACATTAGGTTTCTTAGATACTGCATACTTGCCCAGCCAATGAAACCTCCGCAGATCTTGTCCCGGCTTAACTTGCGTGTCTGGCACTACTAGATGTTTAATCATTAGATGCTGTCTCCTTGATGAAGATGCCTGCCTCGTTCATGTAACCCTTTCTGTCTCGTATATCAACATAAGCTACATACAGGCACTCAGATAGCGTAGTGTTAGACATTAAAGCCAGGTTGTTTAGCACCACCATACAGTCGCCAATGTCATCTTTGATGTCTCTACCTTTAGCTATGTTGTCTGCCAGCTCACCAACCTCGCTCACCAACTTAACAAACTGTGCCAGCTTTGTGCTGTTATTAATAATCTTACGGTCATGACTCCACGAACCACACAAGCTAATCAACAAATCAATATCTTTTTCCATTGTTAAACTCCTTTCCTTGCTTTGCGCTCAGCGGCTGTTTTAGCTTTGTGACACTCCTTACACAACAACTGTAAGTTATCCACTTCACAGAACAGATTCTCAACAAACTGTGGAATATCTGTATACTCTTTTAAAGAGCCAGCCGGTTTAATGTGGTCAACCTGCACCTCATTACCCTTAAACCACTGCGTACACTCAGCACATTTATATTCATAGCGGTGTCGCTGCCCTGTTACTGTCCTCTCCGCAGCCTTCTTAGCTGCGAACTTAACAGGGTAGCGATTGAAAGCAGCTCTTAAAGCGGATCTGATGAACTGAAAGTACCTACTCTTAGTCCACTTATCCCCTGCATAGCTCTTCTCTCCTCTAGGCATGGTAATACTCCACAGGAGGTTTCCACATCTGACCATGTTCACGCTGAAGCCATAACAACAAGCCATTCTCCAGCACTCTGTCAGCACCTAAGACTTCAACACAAGCTTTGTACATCTCCAGCTCTGACTTGTTCTCCAGCAGTGCCTTAGACTTCACAGGGCCATAGCCAGCAGCTCCTATGATGTTATCAATCCTGTCACCAACCAGCATTTGCATATAGAAGTTAAAAAGACCTTCTTTTTCTTCTATAACATAATGAATGTTTTTAACAAAGTTGAAGTGCTTACCCGGAACCTGATCAAAGTCTTTATCAATACTAATAATAACTGAGTCAGTGTTCTGTGTAGCGAGTATTGAGATTAGATCGTCTGCTTCAATGCCAGAGGTTTCAAGCGCACCCCAGTAGGTCTTCATGCGCTCTCTAATAGCATTGTAGTGGATGGGTTTATCTTTCTTTCTGTTACCCTTGTAGGGGGCGGTAACAGCGACATCATTACGAAAGTTACCCTTGCCTGTGATGACCACAGTGTAGGGTTGTACATCGAACTTCATAATGATGTCTGAGAGATAGCTGTCTAGTGTGTTGATACACACCTCCTCTGCTTCAGAGTTGCATGAGAAGCCAACCCTGTAGCAAAAGATGTCGCCATCAATGAGAAGCACTAGATAGCGCCTTCCATACCTTCGTAGCTGCTATCACTGTTACCTTCGTACATAACCAGATCTTCTACAATGATCTTCACTGCTGAAGGAGATCTGCCTCGCTTACCGCTAAACTCCCAATCATAGAAGCCAACCAACGCCTTCAACGTAGAACCGTTACCAATCAACGCACCAATTTCAGTGCCGTTTGTATCATAGGCTTTGATTGGGTTGTTTGATTTAACAGTGATGTAGTTACCACGATCATCACCATCACGATTCTTCACAGCTATACCACGCTGCTTTAAAAGGTCAGCGGCTTGGTCGGACAATCCAGCCAAGTCAATCTGGTATTTATTACTAAGTTTGTTTTTGTCCTGTGTACAAGCCCAGAACGCCTTTGCTTTTACTGCTAGTGGTTTCATGTCAGTCATCGTCTTTCTCCTAGTTAATTTGTTAATGCCTGTTTAGTATCAAGTAATGTTTCATCGTTGTCAAGCTCTTTTTCTACATAACATCCAAACTGTGCCAGCGACACTGGCGCACCTTCGCCTTCCCACCACTGCGTTGCTTCCTCTCTTACTTTATCTGTGTACGCTCTGGAGCATGTGTCGAATGCTTTACAGCCCTCGCGAGTACAGAATGTCATGTCTTTATAACTAATCATTAACCAGCTCCTTATTGATAACACGCAACAACCAGACAGAGAAGGGTACGTTATTCTCTTTAGCTCTCTGCTTTGCTGCATCGAGCAGTGTTGGTTGTATCCTGATGTTAATGTTCTTAGATGCTACGCTATCACCTTTGAGTGCGTATTTATTTCCCGTATTACCGTGCTGTTTTTCTCGCATTAACTTAACTCCTTCATTATCGTTACAGTAAAGTGTTTCGCAGTTGCCTTTCATCCACTCGCGAATGTCTTTGACTCTGGCATAAATATTCCCGTCTGTGTGCCGGTAGGTAAACCGGCTTTCCAGAAAATCATCTAGATCACTCATGTCGCCTCCTCCAGCAGTTTCACCACCTCTTCTGCTGACTCACTACTGACCTTGTGTGTCACTACAACTTCACCGGATTTCAGCGTATTAATTACATCAATAAGTCCATCTAGCACCTCAACAGGCACAAGCACCTTGCCCTGCTGCTCATCAATCACGGTCTGGATGTAGTTGCGCGCGTCCTCTTTTCTATCCAGCTTGATCGCACCCTGAGCTGCTTTGAGGAAATCTATAAGCACGTTCATGTTGCCTCTCCTTTTACTTTACCTTTATGTTTATGTTCTGCATCGTTAATAGTCCTGCAACAATTCTAACCCTTGGCTTGCAATTCCTAGTGTAGTCATTTTGTAACCCTTGGGCGACAATATTCTGCAAATTGCGGCTTAATGTGGCCTGTGGGATACATTAATGGGTTTCTGACCAGTTATTTCCAATCTTAAACTCACCTGTCAGAGGACACTTCATATCAAAATGTCTACCTGCCTGTTCTATCGCTGCCACACCTAAGCGGCCAACACTCTCTGCAAACCACTCATCCACTTCAACCTGCCATTCATCATGCACATTAGCAACAATACACGCTGGTATCCCTGCCAACTCAATGCTCTGTGACAGGAACACCAGAGCCTGCTTCATCACGATAGCGCCAGCACCTTGCAGTAGGGTGTTCAAGGCGCTGTGTGCGCTCCTAACACGCAGCTTACGCCCGTCCAGCCCTGTTAGTACACCTGAAGCAGCTTCCTTCTCTACAGAGCCTCTCAGCTTCTTTAGAGCTGGCGTGTTAGTTAAGAAGGAATCAATCAATGCCTGTCCCTCTCTGCTACCACCACCCACTACGCTGCCGATCTTAGTCGCACCAGCACCATACAGGAAGGCGTAGATGAATGTCTTCGCCTGACTACGCTCTTTAAGTCCTGCTGCTTTCATGTTAGCTGTGTGTATATCTCCACTCAATATCTCAGCCGTGTATGCTGCGTCATTCATGTAATGCGCCAACATCCTCAACTCTAAGCCGCTGGCATCAATCCCCACCAGCTTATTACCACAATCAACAACCCACACAGCTCTGCACTCTCTGCCATACTCACTAGATGATGATGGAATCTGCGCCATATTAGGTGAGGAATGTGTCATCCTGCCTGTGACTGCGCCGTTGCTGATAACACGGCCATGCACTCTGCCAGTGTCTCTGACAACTTTAAGCCAACTATCAATCTGTGTCGTTCTCTTCTGCAACATAAGATAATCACGGATCAGAACTGCTTCAGGCAGTGATACACCCTGTAGAACCTCCTCATTAACGATAACACTACCCTTGTCTGTCTGCTTCGTGAATGTGACACCTAGGCTGCTCAGTCTCTGCACGATCTGCTGACGGCTACCCGGATTAAACATTGTCACCTTATGTTTCAGTTGTTTGCCTGTCTTCTCACTGAAACGCTGCTCGACAATGGGAGGAAACACCTGCTGCAACTGTTGATCTATGTCGATCATTTTAAAACATAGCTGCGCGTACAGGATGTTAGCAGCCTCTACGTCAAGCTTAAAGCCAATACGTTCTTGTTGTGTAGTTACCATAGCAACTTGATGCTCCAGCTCTACGCACTGCTCTGAAAAACCTTCCTTCTGCATGTTAGCAACCAGCCACTCGTAAACTTTAGTTGTCAGCTCAACATCTCTGATGCAGTAGTCAATCATCTGTCTAGTCAGCCCGACATCATAGTCACTGAAGTCAATCTTAGGAAAGCCAAACCTGCCACCCCAATTAGCCAGGCTATGTCCACCTTCCATGCTGGGGTTGTACAGGCGTGACATAATCAACGTATCAACAACAGCAACACGATCAAAGCAGACCTTCCACACCTTCCTCAGCACAGGTGCATCAAATCCTATGATGTTATGTCCTGCCACTGCATCATAACTTTTCATCAGATCGATTAGGCTAGAAGGGCAGGTGTGCGTTGTTATCTTCTTCGTCTCTATGTCCTGCGTCACGCAGCACC